TATTAGAGATGTAAACTTAAACTTTAGAGAAATGGTTGCTACAACTCCACACCAAACAACAGGTAATGTTACTGGTGGCGGCGATGGATACTTGCAAGGCGGAGTACGCGGTATGGTTGGTGCTCCTAATCAACAAATGAGTGGAAGCAGGTTTACTAGAGAAGTTAAAGAAACTACTATTGATGCTGAAAACGTTATACACCTTAGTTTATCTGAAGGACTAGATAATAACTTTCCATTTGGTAATTCATTATTGGAAAGTATTTTTAAAGTTTATAAACAAAAAGAATTACTAGAAGACGCAATTATAATTTATAGAGTACAAAGAGCTCCGGAACGTAGAGTATTCTACGTTGACGTGGGCAATATGCCGAGCCACTTGGCTATGCAATTTGTTGAACGTGTTAAGACTGACATCCACCAAAGAAGAATTCCAAGTCAGACGGGAGGCGGTCAGAACGTTATTGATAGTGCATATAATCCATTATCTATTAATGAAGATTATTTCTTCCCTCAAACAGCAGAAGGTAGAGGGTCTAAAGTTGAGACACTACCGGGTGGCACCAATTTGGGTGAGATCGATGACTTAAAATATTTCACTAATAAACTTGTACGTGGTTTACGTATTCCAAGTTCATACTTACCAACAGGTCCAGATGATGGACAAAGCAACTACCAAGACGGTAGAGTTGGTACAGCATATATTCAAGAATTACGTTTTAACAATTACTGTGAAAGATTACAAAGTTTAATTACAGAAGAATTTAATCAAGAGTTCAAACGCTATCTATTAGAAAAAGGTGTTAATATTGATACAGCGATGTTTGATATTAAAATGCAACCGCCACAAAACTTTGCAAGTTATAGACAAAGTGAACTTGATAATGCTCGTATTGGAACATATACACAAATGGCGGCTGTTCCTTATATTTCAAATAGATTTGCTATGGGAAGATTCTTAGGCTTAACTGACGAGGAACTTGCTGAAAATGAACGCTTATGGAAAGAAGAGAACGACGAGAACTTAACTCCACCACCAACTGACGCGGCAGGCGAAATGAGAGGTGCAGGAGTTAGCGGTGCAGGTATGGACGCAGATATGGGTGCTATGGAAGACGAAGCACCTGAAGGTGAAGAGCCAGCACCAGTAGACGGTGGAACTGCTCCACCACCAGACACAGCAACAGGAGGCGCGGCACCAGGCGGTGGTACACCCCCTCCCGCATAAATAATAATATGACAAAGTTGAGAGAAATATTTTACTTCGATAAAGAAACACTTGAACCGGTTGATAATAAAGAATACGATCCGGTTGACGATCAATCTATTGTACAACGAGATGACACTCGTAAAACTCGACTAACACTACGTCAAATTAATAAGACACGCAAAGCGGCAGAGTTACACCGAGAGGAGTCAGAAAAAGAATTGCATTTCGTACGTCAAATGTACGGATTGCAGGCTAATGCTGAAGAAATGGGTGTCTAGTAATGTCCCGTGCAACTACGGCGTTCGTTATAGGTAACGGAACCAGTAGAAAATCTATAGATTTACATCAATTAAGAAAAAATAGTCCCCCTAATAGTAAGATATATGGTTGTAATGCTGTATATAGAGAATTTGAACCAGATTATCTAGTAGCTGTTGATACTAAAATGGTTACAGAAATTAATAGATCTGGATGGCAACTTACTCATGAAGTATGGACTAACCCTAATAGGGCATATAAATCCTTTAATAAATTTAATTACTTTAATCCTAGTTTAGGTTGGAGTACTGGTCCTACAGCATTAAATTTAGCTAGTGAAGAAAAACATAATAATCAAGACATTTATATATTAGGATTTGACTTCGAAGGAATTAATAATAAGCTGAATAACATATATGCAGATACAGAAAATTATAAAAAATCTGAAGCAGTAGCAACATACCACGGAAATTGGGCTAGACAAACAGGTATAATAATTCAGAAAAATCCAAATAAAAGATATATACGAGTAGCAATGGAACGAGAAGCTTTCCTACCAGACAATTTAAAGGTGTGGGGTAACCTACATCACATGACCGTTCAAGATTTTAAGGACTTATTCAAGATCCTATAATCTTAATGTAAAACGGCTCATTATGAGCCGATAACCACGTACTTTTCCTGAAAAACCATAAATATTATACGACAGCCTTACCATATCTAAACAAACAGGAGATTTAAAATGGCAGACAAAAATAAATTTGAGCAAATGTTAGAAAAGCTCATCTCAGAGGACCGTGCTGGTGCGGAAGAACTGTTTCACGAAATAGTTGTTGATAAATCCAGAGACATTTACGAAAAACTTTTAGATGATGATATGCCCGAAGTTGAAGTAGGCGAAGGGAAAAAAGATTCTGAAGTTGATGAAAAAGAAAACAAGAAAGCTGACGAAGACGAAAAGGTCGACGAAAAATCAGACGAAAAAGCTGATGAAGGCGACAAAGAAGTTGACGAAAAAGCTGACGAAAAAGCTGACGAAGATGAAAAAGAAGTTAAAGAAGAACTTGTTGACATCACGCCAGTAGAAGAAGTTCCTACAGAAGCACCCGACGATATGGGCGGTGATCCAGCAGATGCTATGATCGGCGACATTGAAGGCGGTGATGATGAGGAAGGCGGCGACGAAGGTAATGGAGATGATGAAGATCTTGAAGACCGAGTTGTTGACCTAGAAGATGCACTTGATGACCTTAAAGCTGAATTTGACGCCATGATGGGTGACAAAGACGGCGGCGACGATGCTGGTGACGACGATGGCGACGACGATGTCGATGCTGACGACGACAATGGTGACGACGATGGTGATGATGATGCAGAGGGTGGATTTCCATCCGATCTAGAGGCAGAGGAAAAACCTGCATTTGAAGGTAAAGAAGCAGAAGCGAAAGCTAAAGCTACTGATCCTAAAACAAATACAGAGCTAATGCGAGAGTATGTAACAAAAGTATCTAGTGGACACGGCGCTGAAACAAAAGGCGGTGGTGAAGACGGTGGTACTAATACAAAATCTACAGTAGCTGGTAAAAATGACATGGGCGGCACAACCGCTAATATTGCCAAAGGTGGCGAAGGTGGTGGTTCAAATACTGGACTAACTGGTAACGACACTAAAGAAGATTCAGCTGGTAACGTAAACGTTCCAGGTGGAAAGGCAAGCAAGTCATTAAAAACTGACTCTAAAGGCCACGGTACCGAGAAAAAGGGAAAAGGCGAAGAAGGCGGAGCTAACACTAATTCAGTGATAGGCTCCTAATTTTGTTGAGGAAAAAAGTGTTGCTTAACTTAAGAGAGAACTTAACATTCGACCAAGCTAAAATGGTCATCGAGTCTACCGAGAACGACAAGGGAGGCAAAGACCTTTATTTAAAAGGAATTTGTATCCAAGGTGGGGTTAAAAATGCCAATATGCGTGTTTACCCTGTTACCGAGATAGGTAGAGCTGTCAATACACTCAATGACCAAATTACTGGTGGATATTCTGTTCTGGGCGAAGTTGATCATCCAGAAGGACTCAACATAAACTTAGATCGTGTAAGCCATATGATCACAGAAATGTGGATGGATGGCCCAAACGGTTACGGGAAACTTAAGATATTACCTACGCCGATGGGACAATTAATTTCAACAATGCTTGAAAGCGGAGTTAAATTAGGCGTCTCATCACGTGGTAGCGGAAACGTCACAGAAGACGGATCCGGACAAGTAAGCGATTACGAAATCATTACGGTGGATGTAGTCGCTCAACCCAGTGCTCCAGGGGCATACCCAACCCCTATATACGAGCAGTTACTCAATACTCGTGGGGGGTATAAGGCTATGAACTTGGCACGTGAGCTAGAAGGCAACGCGAAGGCGCAAGGATATTTAAAGAATTCTTTGGTGAATATCATCAAAGGGCTCCAGTAATAAGGAGAATATAATGTTGGACGCACTGAAATCACTCTTTGAAAACAATGTAATTTCTGAAGAGATCAGAGCTGAAATTCAAGAAGCAT